TAGTGGTTCTTTAGTTTTTAGATGAAAATGATAGATAGCCTTCTGCTGTTCAGGCTCTAGTGAATGAATGACAGCGTGTAATACTTCTACTTTCTTTATCTCTCCTGCATGAAACATATCCTCAAACACATCATTGGTAGATTCACCGCCAGTTGCTAGAAATGCAGACTTTTTAGGATAACCTAGCTCTGCTATCTCAGCCTTATCACTTCTCATATAGCGTACCCACAACTCCAACAAATGCTTTAGCTCATCTAGTTTCAAGATAAATCCTCCACTTTAACTTCCCATTTTCTACCTTCTTTGTAAAACCCCCACAACTCTATTCGTATTCCAGCTTCACGAACCTTACCTACATTTTCATGCTCGGTAATCTTTTTACGTCTACTACTCATATTGCTTTTAGATGTGACCTGGACTGCTAATACTTCATCTCGTCTAATAGCAAGGAAATCTATAAATCCCCACAAGTCATTTTTCTTACGACTAAATGTATTATACTTCTCTACATTCTCGACCAAGTAACCTAAGTCAGTCAGTCTTTTTCTTGTCGGTATGTTTAGATTTGTTGGCATCTTTTTCTCTTTGTTTTTTAGCAAATGTTGTATTTTCCCAAAATGGATTAGATTCTATTTTTTCAGTATCTTCAACTCTTCTACTGCTTCCCTTTCCCATTATCAATTTCCTTTCTAACAAAACCTGCTGGCATATAAATATAATCTTCATGCAAACAACTTGTGTATTCTGCTTCTTCACAATGTGTTTGACACCATTGCGTAGCATCTGCACAGCTTTTAAAGTTACCTATGTATTCTGGTGTCTGCATTGTCCAATAAACTACAAGCACATATTCAAACATTAAAGGTTCTCCTTTAACCATTCTAGAAGTTCCATTTCTGTACCAAAATTTTCTTCCCACGCTTTTTGACCTGCATGGAGGGCAACTTTATACCCTCCTGTTTGGTGATGCGCTCCACATAGTGGGAGTACCATGTCATTAGAATTTCTCATTCCCATTCCCATTCCATGACGTATGTGGTGCATTGCAGGCTCGGTGTAAACTCCTAGGTGTTTTCGACATACAACACATCCAAAATCATGGAGACGTTGTAGATATTCTTTCTCGCTCTTTTTCAAACCCTATTCCTAAAGACTTAGACCAGTTAATAATCTTATCAATGTACTCATTAAACTCAGTCTTGGTTAATCCTGCGGTTGACTTTAATTCACCATCGTCTTCAGTCAGCCATTTCATGCGACATATGTCATGCACTTCATCTATCGTATATCCGGTTGTATCTGATATGCCTTTATAGATAACACCCCATAACAAGCTATTTTGGTCATGGCTTCTTGCGTAATCTTTATCCATAATTATCATATCATACACCCCTTCATCTAAAGATGAAACCACAGCAATGGCGGTTTGTAAGTAGTTACCTTTATCAGTCACATGTAGTGTTTTTTTTATTTTCATACTTCACCTCCGTACCATTCTTAACAAATTTAATTACTGTTCCGTTTTTATCCTTAATGCGATATGTGTCTGCATTAAACTCTTTGATTAATTTTTCTACTACGTCATTTAAATTCATGGTCTCTCCTTATAAGTTAATGATTTTTCTTCAAACCACAAACCAAATGTTCCTTCAAATGTATGGTTACGTTGTTTCTGTACACTCAAATAAGCAGTTGGTTCGTTCTCTCTCTCAGGTGGTAAGTTACCAGAAAACTTTAAATCTTCTATCTCACGATTGCGCCAACACAAAAGAATATTGTCAGCAAGGTTTCTGATATGGCTACTACCTAAAATGTTCGTTGCATCTGGTCTTTGATATTCGTCTGACATCTTACGAGTATGGCAAACTAAAAAGACATGGATGTTAATGTCTCTACAATATGCAGCTAATTTATCTACAAACTTTTTTTGGCTGTTGTAATCGTCTTCATTAATGTTTCCTATCTTCATTAATGAGTCGATACAAAATACATTAACACCTAGTATTTCTTTTCCATACAACAATGTCGCAAACATATCATCTTCAGTTGTGACACCTTGTTGGTCGTAAATAAATAGTTTGTCGTTATAGTCTTTACAGAATTGTCTGATGTAATTTTGTGTGGGTTGATTGCTACCTAGCTTTTGGGTAATCATTCTATCTAGTGTTAATACCGGCTTCATTTCCATAGATGCTATCAAGACTTTAGTGTAGTGCATCAAGTAAAGAAATACTTGAGATAACATCATTGACTTACCATGACCAGATACACCTTGCAATATCGTTAGCTCACCTAGCCTGACTGCAAAATGTCCATCAGTCTTTGCCCAGGGTAAACTATAGCCTGCACCTTTTTCTGATGCGTAATACTTTTGTAATTGGTCGTAATAACCTTGTGCTGATTTAATCTTAAAGTCTTGAGGAATAATCTTACCTGTTGCTTCATCGACTTGTTCTTTAGTGACAATCAACTGCTCTAATACTTCACCTGCTGTCATCTCACTCATAATACTCTCCCTCTTGTTGTAGGTTTAGTAACACCATCTTCCCACCTACGTTGATTAATAATGACTTCAGGCGATGGATTAAATCCTTCTTTCCATTCCTTAGTCATATTCATTTGTTTTAACCATGACAGTATATTATCAGCTTCAGTATCTAGGTTATGACTTTTCCATTTTTCTATACAACCTTTTCTATTGACTCTACGTTTAGGTAGTAATGAATTCCAAAACTCATCAAAACGAACATATGTCTTCTCTTCTCTTTCTCTACTCTTCTCTAGGGAAACATCTTGTTCACAAGTTGTTATCAAGTTGTTATCATCTTGTAACCAATGTGATAACAGACTGATTTGCTTGTTAATGAAATCCTCTGTCTTCCTTAATCTAAAGGCTATCTTGTGGACTTCAGGTAGTTGCCCATTGTTTTCAGATGCTAATAATAGCAGCTCTAATAATGTTGCTTTACTGTCTGAAGACAAATTATGCCACTCATAATCTTCTAGTATCTGTCTATATATTTTTATCCATATAACATTTCTATCTTTCATAGGCGGTTGAAATTTACTCCAATTTCTGATTCTCAAAATTTACACTCCTCAAAATCATCTAAGTTAATCTTAATTTTCTTTACCATATATTCAGGCTTGTCTCTTACAAACCATTTTGCATCTTGATAACTACAAAACTTACGCAATGAAAATCCCTCTTTATCAATCACAATGTGACTAAATCTGTTTATTGCTAATGTAGTGTTCAATTTGTAATACTCTATAGTTAGGTAAATCTTTCTCTGGTTTCTTACTATATAAACTAATAGCTTGGCGTGTAACGCCTAGTGCTTCAGCCATTTCACGTCTATTCTTAAATAATTTTATTGCTTCATTAAATGTCATAATTGACCTCCTTATGCAACACTATAATTTATTAAAATATTTATGTCAATATGCTTGACTTAATATTTTTTATGTATACAATAGATATTGTAGTAATTAATTAAGGAGAGAAGTATGGCAACATTAACACAGAAACAAAAAGAACTTTTAGCTTATATTAAAAGAACTAATAAAAAAGTGTCTTTTGCAAATCAAGCAAATGAGGATATACAATATTGGACTAGAGTTGGTGTTACAACACCAGAAGAATTAGAAAAATTCTGGTCTGATACATATGATAGAGTAAATAATATTTAAGGAGAGAAGTATGTTTAGAAGTTACGATAGTTGGTTGACAGATTACGATGGTTATTTAGAATCACAGCCTCGTGCAGAATATAAAATAGAACATGACCAGGATGAAGATGTTTATATGGTCTTTGAAAACAATCTGTATCAAGAGTCATTTAAGAAGCATGAAGATGCAGAATCATACATTGATTATTTATTAGGAGTATAACTATGAGAGAATTTAATCACTGGTCAGAACATATCAAAGAAAACAAACGTAAGGATAAATTAGATACTGTAATATTTTTCTTACTTATATTTGCAGGAGTATTAGTCACATGGATAATCTAATTAATACAATTCAAGACATAACAGATGATTTGCGTGCAGACAATGACGCAGCTCTAGCAGAATTACAACAAGAGGAAGAACAACAGATGAAAGAAAATAAAGTTAAAACTGTTACACCTAAGCTGAATAGCATAAAAATTGGCAAAAGTAATAAAGAGTATGTAGAAGTTCATGAGCGAATTAGAGGATTTAGAGAAATGTATCCTAATGGCTCTATTATGACTGAAATATTAACTCATCAAGATGGCGTAGTTGTATTTAAAGCAGTTGTTGTAGTTGATGGTCAAATTGTAGCAACTGGTCATGCGTATGAAAAAGAAGGAAGTTCATTTATAAATAAAACAAGTTATATTGAAAATGCAGAAACATCAGCAGTTGGTCGTGCATTAGGCATTTTAGGTATTGGTATAGATACATCAGTGGCTAGTGTAGAAGAAGTAGCCAATGCTATTAAACAACAAGGTGGAGACCCATTCTAATGGAACAACGCACAGACGAATGGTTTAAAGCACGTTTAGGTAAGGTTACTGCAAGTAAAGTATCTGACGTGCTTGCCAAAATAAAATCAGGGGAAGCTGCTGTTCGTAGAAATTACAAGATGCAGTTAGCTACAGAACGATTAACTAATCAGAAAACAGATACCTATATCAACCAAGCTATGCAAGATGGTATTGATAGAGAAGATACAGCTCGTGAAATATACGAGATTGTTCGTGATATAAAAGTAGAACAGGTCGGCTTTATAGACCACCCTACAATTAAAATGGCAGGTGCTAGTCCTGATGGATTATTACCTGACAATGGTGTGCTTGAGATTAAATGTCCAATCGAAACCACCCATACAACTAATTTGTTAGAACGTAAGTTGCCTAGTCGATATATAAGCCAGGTGCAGTGGCAGATTGCTTGCACAGGCGCAGAGTATGCTAACTTCGTTTCTTACAATCCAAACTTTGAGCCTAAACTACAACTCATGTTTATCGAAGTAGAACGTGATAATGAGTATATAGAAATGCTTGAAGAAGAAGTGTCTACCTTTTTATTAGAGGTAGATGAAGTCGTTAAAACATTAAGAGAATTAAATAAGGAATAATATATGGCACAAAATCCACAATATCCAAACAGTATCGCAATCTTTAAACAAGATGATACTAGTAACAACAAACCACAATATACTGGCACTATTACGCTATCTAATGAAATATTAGCTGACCTAAAGAAGTATGATGTATTAGAGTTAGATGTATCTCTGTGGGTTAATGAAAGTAAGAAAGGTACTAAATATCAAGGAGGTTCTATTGATATACCTTACAAAGTTAGACAAGGTGATGCTGCTCCTAAACAAGCACCAGCTCCGGCTTTAGAGGGTGAAGATGACATCCCCTGGTAAATTTATTTATCGATATGTTCCACAAGAAAATCTAAAGTATTTGCCTAGCAATGCTGTTCCTTTAGGTGGAGTAAGAGGAAGGAAAGGTATTGTTAGAGTTAGATTTGATTATGATTGGGTAAAGCGGTCTAATAATAAAATGAAGGTGTTATTCAGGGGGATGTAAGTCCCCCATGAATTAGTATGAATTACTTATTGCATACATACATTGTTACTTCAAAGCCGAAGCGCATTTCTGTTGCTGATGGTGTTGTCCACATAGCCAATCTCCTTTCTTCTAGATTTAATGTAATTATACTCTGTATTGCAAGTATTACAGACAAGGTAGGATTAGTTTATGGTAAGTAAAATCTTGAGTTATTTTGTGCTAGTAATTATGATATTGTTAATTATTGGTATAGTATTACAGTATTATGTGTCTCTACCACAAGAGCCACAAAAGTTAGTCTGCCATAAAGGTAGATTATTGGCACAGGTTGAAGGTGAAGGAACTGTTTATACACGCATCAAAAAGTTCTCCTGTGAATATGATAAAAATATGTTAATTATAGAGGAACAATTATGATTGATACATTAGCAACACAAGTTGGCGGTGACCACTATTTAAAGCTAGAGATTCAGCCTTGGGAAGTTATGAGAGCATGGTGTACACCAGAAGAATATCGTGGATATCAAAAGTGTGTCATTATTGCTTATCTTGCCAGAGAGGGTCTGAAAAATGGCGATGAAGATATTTTAAAAGCTGGTGACCATATGCAAGAGTTAGTTAATTTTATTCAATCTCAACAGAAAGAAGCAGAAGAAAAGGCAGCAAAAGCATCACCAGTAACACCAGATGAATGGATAGACGACCCATTGCATGACGAAGATTAAGACTTTTGGGCAGGTGTGCCACCAATGTAAACAACCTGCTAATACATATGACAAGAAGAAATGGTGGTGTGGTCGAGACTTGTCAGCACACGGAATATGTAAAAATGATAACAAGAAGAATAGCGATTGAGGGTGAATGGTTCACTATTCAAATACATAAACACGAAGATGGAGATATAAGATTAGAGATGGTGCATGATGTAAAAGGTAAGTTTTATAAAATGTATCCTGATAATTTAATTAAGGAGAGCGAAGATGGATAAAGAATACATATGGGTATTAGTTATATCAGCTGTAATTTATTTTATGATAGCTGATGCTTATGCAAATGATACAGTCACCATATTAGAACCAGATGGAACAATACAAATATGTAAAGTAACAGAAAGTGGTGTGATTGTATGCCTATGAAGAATCCTAAAGCAGAACACGTTGACTTTGGTATATTTGAAGGACTAATCCCAGAGAACCCTAAATGGTCTGCATCTAATATAGATATGTGCTATCACCGGTCTAGTAAGGATAGAATACGAGATAGTTTTTTGATTGTGGAATGGAAGCATCCAGATGAAAGAGATATGTTAGATGGGCAAAAGTATTTATTAAAGGCGCTATCTAGTTTACCTAATACAATTGTGTTGTTGGTTATTGGCTATTCAAAGCCAGGTGATGCACGAGTAGACAAAATATATAAAGTGCATAAAAATGGACTAACAGAACAAACAATAGCGGAAGACCAAACCGGCATAGATAAGCTAAAATCGTTGCTAACCATTTGGTACGATTGGGCTTCAAAATAATTATCCTTTTCTATTATCCCATATTAGCGTAAGCCAATACTTTAACTTCTCTACACGTTGTTCATCTTTTAGTTTGTTTAACCATGCACGTCTTTGCATAAGCGGTTTCTTGGATAGATTGAGTGCTTCGCAATATCTTTGGTACTCTTGTGAATGATTGTCGGTCTGTGTGCCGTCAGGCAGTTCAATTGTCTTCTTCAAGGTATATGCTGTCTACTATAATCTCTAATGTAAATATGTTCCCATCTGGAGCTGCTAGTGTCATAATAAGTGTGTCTTCACCATAAACGATTTGGCAATCTTCTATGACGCAATCCTCAATCTTACGAGCAATCTTATTAATATCCATCAGTGAAATTCCAAATCCTTAGGTAAGGCAAAATATAAATTCATACTATCACCTGTGATAACAAATGACTCTTGGTTTGTGAATGTAATTTTTAATAAGGCTTCTGATTCGTCTTCAATAAACTCAATATTGTCGACTGTTTGGTTCTTAAAAGAATTAAGAAATTCTAGGGAATCGTTTTGTTCCATCGACCATCCTTATCTAAGACCATAGGCATTAATTTAGGCTGTCCATTAATAATCATGCCACATCCTACTATGAAGCGTGATTTAAAGTTCTTAGCATAGTCAAATGCCATAGACTTCTGATTAATTAAACAACCGACTTGCATACCCCAAATAAGTGCTTCAGGGTTACTAAAATAACCTATACTAAACTTTGTATGGAAGTGACCTTGAACTGTATTCATCCCATACTGGGCTGCAACTTTTAAAACATCGGCGGAAATTCCATGCGTAAAGAAACAACGGCTACCATCTGATAGCGTAATCGTTAAATCATCTACCCATTTCCAACCATTACCAACGCCTAAAAACTCGTTGTAGGACTTTAAATAGTCCTTAGGAAGCCCATATTTTAATGCTCGTCTATATACTAAAGATGAGTGATTGGAATGTACTAGGGTCATCCTAGGAAATATCTTCTCTAGTTCTCTTACATAGACTCTAGAGTTCTTAAGCTCATCACCAGCTGACATTAAATCAGGATTGTGTTCGTGCATAGAGATGGCGTGATGGTCTAACTCATCTCCAATGTTTACAATCATGTCAGGCTTATATTTCTTTTTTAATGCTTTTAGAAAGTCAAACGCATCTTGATGGTGATATGGTATATGTAAGTCAGAGATGACTAATACTGAATTATTCATAATTAACTAAAAAGTCTTGTACCTTTTTTATCTATTATTAACGCTTCCTTGCGTGGTTTATCAGGATGAAAAGATAAATGTACCCATCTGTCATATTCTAATATAACTTGGTCATAGTTAATATCTGCATCAACTATAGCACTAACAATACTGCGAGGGTTACCATAACTAGGACTAATGAAGTCAACCGCCAAACCTTTCGTGTGGCTAGAAGTTCGCTTGCTTCCCAAAAAATCATTAAGAGCATGACAACGGAAACCACTATTAATAAGCATAGGATGAGATAATAAAGTTCGTACATTTTCTAATTCTTTCGCTAAAAAAGTTAAGTTATCTATAATTTCAACTGTAGGTGTATTGTCTATATTTAGACGAGCAGCTGTATTAGAATGAGTGAGTTCTTCTAAACTAAAATGTGGAGATAGTTTCATTTCTTCCTCGCTGATTCAAACAATCCTCCGCCAAAATAAAAACCAACAATTGCTAACATAATTTCACCTAGCCACATTTCATTAGCAAATGCCTTAGCTTCATTAACGTTATTCATATCTATAATACCATATAATGCGCCAAGAACACCGTTTAGCATGATAAATACAAAGACTCCAGAAAACATAATAGCAAGGTATCGCTGTGCTAATTTAAATGGTGCATAAGCTGCTAACAATGCAATCTTTGCATCATTCTTTGCTTTTATTTCTTCTTCTGTAGAGGTGTGCATATCATCAATAAGTTCTAAACCTTTTTTAATCACATCACCACTACCTAGTATCTTTGCTAATATACCTATCATTTATATCCCTTTATATGACTTAAACATATACATAATAATCCTGCACCAATACCTGTAACAATAGCTTCTGTTGTTACTCCACCAAATCCAGAAGGGTGTGCAATTAAATCTGCTACAGCAGTAAATATACCTATAACTCCTGCCATAACATATTGGTTATGTGTTAAATCTTCTTTATGTAACTTGATTAATAATATAGTTGCTAAAGATGCAATTAATCCAACTTGTAATGCTTTTTCCCAATGACCCAAAGATATTGCTAACACATTTCCTTGTGTCATCATTACCATACATGAAGTCGTTGACTCTAAAAGTCTTTTTAAAAATACTTGTTTCATGCGAATCCTTATATTTCGTTTTCATCAAAACCTAGTTCGTCAGCAATATGTTTGCGTAGTTCTTTAAAACGTTTATCATGACGTAAATAAGACTTACCATAATAGTGATTAGTCATATGGATAATTTCATGTAATACAGATTTGATAACGCTTGTTAAGAACCGATGTCTTTGTGGACATACACCTATGGTATCAGGGTCTGGTGTATAAGATGCCATACAATTATCGTCTATAGAAAGTAACTCAAATTCAACTTCATAAGATGGTGGCAATCCAACATCTCTTAACACATGAGTTGAGATGAGCATATCGTATATCGATTCTATTGTTTTAATATCGAGCTTCATTCCATAATATTATCTAACAGTTTATCAATACTAATAATAATTTTTTCTGTCACAGCAGTTAGTGCAAATAGGAAGTAAAAGAAAAAGAACAGTATTGGAACAATAAACAGTTTAAATAATGCAAATATAACATCGTATATTATGCTCAATGGTCTATCCAGCCTTTTAGTAAAAACGCTATAACACCACCAACAAAAGATGCTATAGCCATACCTACCCAGAATCCACCTTTGGATTTGTTAGCTAGAGCAAGTAGTTCTTTAATATCCTTCTCCATCTCTGCTTGAGATTGTTTTAGCTGTTGAACTTCTGCCGTCAGATGTCCTATTTCGTAGGGGTCTATGTCTTTCATAATTCCTCGGTACGTTGTATAAGTTAATAGGGGGTAGGGTTAGATTGCGCCATATCATTCAGAACCTAATAATCCTGATGTTCCTGATACATATGGAAATATGCCAGCAGGAAGTCTATTTCTTTTTGGCTTTAGCAAAGTTTCAATTTCATCTAACGTTAATTGTCTTTTTGCTGGGTCTGTTTCAAATAGCTTTCTTCTTACAGCTTCTGCTGTTCTTGGTGGATATTTTAATCTAGCACCACCTTCGCTAACTAAGCCACCTAATGCTCTACCTATATTACCTCTAGCTGCTTCTGTTAAAACTTCTGGGGTTAATAACTCTTGGTCAGCAGTAGCTATATTTTCATAAGTTTGTGAGCCTTTAAGGACACGTCTTTCTGTGGCAAGTTTATTAGATTGTAGTTCTAATTGTCTTACAAAGTCTTGGTAATCTTTTGTGTTATCAAACGCTCTTAATAATGCTTGCTTTTGTTTATCGCTAGCAAATATTCTTCTTTGAAAATCACCTGATTTAAACTTAGACAATTCTTCTTTTACGTTAGATAATAAACCAACTCTAAATGATTCCTTTTCAGCAGGATTTAATTTACCTACTTTGTCTGCTAGTTCACTTGTGGTGAGTTTATTGTATTTTAAACCCATCTCATAAGCATCTCTAATTCTTGCTTCATCTGCAAATCTAGCGTTAGCTTGAGCATATGGTTTGTTGTATTGTTTAATTAAGTCATTGAATTCGTTTTTAACTGTTAAAACATCTCTGCCATAATCATCAATTTTTCCGGTAATTTTATCTTGATGTTTATTTACTACTCTATCAAGACCAATTTTTATTTGATGTAATAATTCTGTTGGAACAAAGTCTGCATTTTGTATCTGGTCAAATGATGGTAATGTTTCTCCATATACATCTGCTTTTTTAACAGCTTCGTCATACGCATCTAAAAATACTTTTCTGTCTGCAAACTTTCTAAATGGTTCAGCAGGTATAGCTTTAGTATATGCTTCTGGATATGCTTTATTAGCAGCTGCTCTTTGATTGTTAGATAATTGTTTTACATAATCATAGCCAAACACATCTGATTTAACTTTAGCTTTTTGTGTAAGACCTTGAACTATCTCATCTGGTAACTCTGTAGTTCTTTTTTCTAAAAATTCTTTAACTCCAGTTTTACCTGCTCCAGGAACAACATATGACTGATAACCTAAATCTTGTAAATTTTTACCAAGGTCTGCAAGAGTAGCGTCATCTACGCCTAATTTCCTATATTCTTCAAATATATCTTTTACTTGATTTGGACTTAATTCATCAGCAGAAAGTCTGTCAGTAATAATTTCTGTTGCTCTTTTATTAACATCACCAAAACCTAATCTTTCTGTAATGTTTCTAAACGCATCGCCTGTAAGTTTTGCACCAGCTCTAATTGCTTCACCGCCTGCTACAGACAATGCTGCACCTCCTGCGCCATATCCAGCAGCGTAACTAGGCACATCTTCTAACTCAGGAGCAACGCCAGCACCAGTTATTGCGCCTGCTCCACCACCTACAGCAGCTCCTGCTTTTGCTCTTTGTGCAACAGAGCCTGAACGTAATGCTGTATCTAATGTTTTAGGTAATCTACCTGCTACACCAAGACCAAATGGCAATGCTAATGCTCCACCTAATTCTAAACCTGTAGATAGTAATGGGTTTTCAGAAGAAAATTGAGCTTGAGATGTTCTAATTTCATCTCTAATGTCTTTATAAGGTCTAAACTCAGGAGATACTTCTTTAGTTCTTAATCCCATTTGGTCATATATATCTCCTTGCTTTGGCTCTGTAGGAATACCTGCTGCTAATCCAACTTCACCAAATCCAGGTGTTGCAGATGCAGCTGAGCGCAAACCAGCTTCTATTTCTTCTCCAAACCCAAGAGTTAATCCTTGACCCAATGCTCTAGCTGAACCTACTCCCACGTTAGATGTTGGCTGCATAGCTGACTGTTGCGAAAACAATCTTTTTGCATTAGATATAATATCTTCTTGGCTAGCTCCTGCTGGTCCTTGTACTTTAACAATAGTTCCGTCAGGTGCTTTTACTTTGTAAATTTGCATTTCTGCCATTTGTTATCCTTTGTTTAAGGGACAATAGTCCATTGACCAGAATTATCTTTAGGTTCTTCATTTGATTCCATTGCGTTTAATGTAGCATCATAATCATTAAAGAATTGATTTGACTGATTGTATAACTTGCCTTCAAAACCTGCTAATGTTTGGTTTTGTTGTAAATACTCGTAAGCATCTTGTTTTGTTTTTGCAGCATCGTATATTTGTTTTTGCAACAATCTGACACGTTTTGCGTTTTCTGCTTGTGATTGACTTGGATTATATGCACGTTCAATTAATCGCTTACCTTCTTCTTGTGTAAACTGCGCACCTAAAATTAAGCGTAAGTTACGCTGTACAATTTCTTCAACTTTTTCTTTAGTTGCTACAGCTTCTCTATTCCTTATTTGCTTGTACCAATCAGGTTGTGCGCCAATTAATCTTCCAGTAATTGTTCCTTCTGGAGTAGTTTCTAATTTGTTGACTGCTTCATTTAGCTGTGTTAATGATTTTTGTGCATCAGAAAATCCACCACCAATAACAAATTCTGCTAAGTCAGGAACAGCTTTTTTATCAAATTCTTCCATAGCTTTAGTTTGAGTAAATACAGGTTGTTGTTTCATTTTTAACAAACTATAGTCTGGAGCGCCTGCTTCCCAAGACTTTTGAAATCCTTTTAAATCTGATTTTGGAACATCAACTTTACTATAATCTATTTTTTCAAATGGTGTGGATGTAGCTCCTGGTTTATTCAAAGCCATATTTCTTAATTGCTGAGTTAATCCTAAATTATATACATTTTGTGCGCCACCAAATCCTGTTTTGTATGCCTCGCCTATGTATGGCAATGCACTTCCTGCTCTTAAATTTCTAGGTCTAGTTAGAAAATCAACAGCAGATAAAACACCGCCTGTTTTAGTAGCTTGTTGTTGTAACGCTCTTTGCGTATCTACATCTAATAATCCTGCTTGATTTAAGTCAGGAGTCATAAATATATTAGGTAGATTTACACCAGTTTGATTTCCTTGGGCAGGGTCATACCCACCTGCTTGAAATGGGTTTAAATAATCTAATATTCCAGCCATGTCTTTTCCTTAGTATTGTGGATAGTTTAAGTATTGTTCTCTTGGGTCACGGAACATATTTGCTCCACCAAAACCAAATGTTCTATATGGTGTTGTTGCTCCCATTGTTGGTGCAGTTACATCTACTCTTGGTTTTTGTACTTGTGACTGTAAATGTGCAGGAACATAATTCATTTGACTTTGTTGAGATGGAATTATTTGTGGGTCAGGTGTTTGCATTTGATATGTTGGTTGTGGTTGCATTAAGTTTTGTGCCGCTACCATTCCACCCATTGTAGCTGTTGGATTGTTACGCATAAATGCTAAACCTTTATCAAATATACTAGGTGCTACTCCTTTTGCACCTTCAGTCGTTAAAACAGTTGGCAATGTGCTTGAAGCTGTTTTGCTACCTAATCCTGAAAGCAATCCACCTTGCGATAATAAGTTACCAGCCATTCCTGAACCTGTTAATGCGCCATATCCTGCACCACCAAGTCCACCTACTGCTGCGCCTTTAAGTGGGTTACCACCTCTTAATAAAGATATACCAGCTCCTACGCCAGCACCGATTGTTATTGGGTCACTCATTACTTAACTCCTTTAATTTTACCAACAAGGTAGCATAATGGTTCAAAGATGTTTCTGTATATGCGACCTAATGTATCACGTTTCTTACCTTTTGATTCTTGATAAATATCTTTTGTTCTATGTCTAACAAGATGTTCAAGAACTGTTCTAACAGCTTTGTTATACCATTTATTACCCATTTTGTATGAGATTTTAACTAATGGTAAGAACATAGCATGGTAGCCAACTTCGTGTTCTTTTGTGAGTTTTTCTTGTGAATATTTTAACCATACTGCATTTCTAAATGAACCAAATCCATATGCTTGATTCATTGCTGTACAAATGATTTTACCGCCACTATCTGTTTCTTGTGTAGTGGTAGATTGAATAGGTACAGGAGCGCCATAAACAGCACCAAGATAAGATGATAATTTTTCGTATGGTTTTTGTTGACCAAAGTTAAATCTTGCTACATCAGCCTCTAGCGCAGCTTGTTTATATGCCTCACCTGTTTGACCTGTTTGTAATAATTGATTAATGTCTTGGTATTCGCTTGCTGCCATTGCAGGTGCTTGAGCTGCTGCTGCTTCCTGCCTTGCACGTTCACTTGCGTAGTCTTGATAGCGTAGCTGTCCTGCTTGAGAAGCTAGTGCGTTAGCAAGGTTTTGTTCTGCTCTAGACTCTACATCTTGTTGAGCGCCACTTCCCATACGACCTGCCATTACTGCACCACTACGACCACCTTTAAGTGCATCATAGTATCCTTGTGTAGCAATATCTCTTGCTCCTGCTAATGCTTGATTTAAATATGGGTTACTTTGACTTAAATATGTTCCACCAACTGTTCCTGCTTGTTGTGCTAAAGCTGCTTTTTGTAATGGTGAGCCTGTTCTTGCTCTTTGTTCAGCTAATTGTAATGCAGATTGAGTTTGTTGAGATGGGTCAAGATATGTTTGCCCAGGGTAATAGTCAGGACCAGCTCCTTTGTATAAACTTTTAGCCTCCTCTAATCCGAAAGTTACATAAGGCTTGAGCCATTCAGGAATGTCTTGTGTTGTTTGAGATGTACCGCCTCCATCACCACCACCACCACCAAATAGACCACCACCTCCAGCGAATGTACACATTCTAACGGATAGTGTTAATAGTTTCCATAAATTTAACATAGTTTACTCCAAAGGTAATTCATAATAAATAAAACGAGGGTTATAACCATCTTGCTTAAAAACTTTACCCCAACCTTTACGACCATAAGATTCTATGACTTTACAATCGAGTTCTTTAGCAAACTCTTGTAATGTCTTTAGCATATTGTCTTTCCACTTATTAAGATGTACGCCACCTGTAAAGTGCATCATAAGTGTTTTCATTTGAGGGTATGTAACGATTTCAGTTACAACAAATCCATAGATTTGCACGTTCTTATATGCAACCCATAGTTGTTTGTTTGTAGATAAAAGATTTTGTTTAATGTCGTCTGCATTGAAACGACCATATGTATATTTAGCTGACTTCTCTAAATAATCATGTATTGCATGAAAGCAAGGTATGTAGTCCTTTTTAGGAACAAGAGCTATGTTCACAAATCATATGTCCATATCTCTCTCTTAAATCCTAACTTAGGTGCTACTTTATTCCATGCTTTTCTGTATGACTTAAATGTAATACGTTTGAGTCTGTGTGATTGCGCCAACTCTTTTACGCAATCTAGTCCTTTTTCTAGGACATCATTTTTGTCATTGTATGCTGCCCATATATGTAGAGCATCACCATGTCGTTGAGTAATGATATAACCGGTAAAGTAATTATCTTCTACTGTAAGGAATAAATCTGCACGTCCTTCTTTTAGTTCACAATAAGCATCTTCGACTCTCCAGGTGTGAGCCATATTTTCAAGACTAGGTTTTATTTTGTCCCAATAAACACCTATGTCATTAACAGGTACATATTGTAAATACATTAGCCGATTATAACATATTTGTATTCTTTTCCACTAGTGTTATTAGCGAAATGAGATACTGTAGCTTGTCCTTTTTGTTGGCTAGATACATAGATGTTTCCATAACTACCACCTGATACCATGTTTAATGTCAATATCACAGATGGTATTGCAGGTCTTGTAAATGGGCTAGTAGATGCAGCATCATACCAAAGTTCAACTCCAACATCTGATACACCACCTGCGATTTCTATATAGTCATCTGCTTCTAGCGATAAAAATATATTCATAGCACCAATCAATTCAGATGGGTCGCCACTAGACTTTCGTGCAGGTAACCCAAATCGACTTGCTGAATCTGCTACATCTGTGCCATTTACTCTAAACCATACGTCAGCATATTGACCATCGTTGGTAGTATTAATTAACTGTAACGAATACATGATATTGTAAACGCCTGAATCTCTAACATAGATTCTAGAATCGTTTGTTCCGTCTTGATAGATACCATTGTTTTGTGTAATGTTGTCAAACTCTACAACTGCTGTTGTTCCAGTAGATGGTGCAGTTTGTCCTGTAGTAGAATTAATTTCACCATAAGGAACTGCTGATGCTTCAGCACTAGCACTATCAGGCATTAATAAAATGACTGAGTTATTACCGATACGCTCATCAAACAATGTTGTAGTTGTAGCCCAACCTGTATCTAGAGTAACGACACCTGTGTTGTTAGATTTACCTTCAACAAGGTTATTAACCACTTCTGCTACTTCTCTAGGATTGCCACCACGCCATGGTAGCTTTCTATACATATCTGAACGTGCCATTACCTGTTCCCTGCTTGATTAACGTCTAAATCTAATCCTATGGCTAATGTCCAGTTTGCACCTGTTGGTGTGACTGATACTCTATGATAACGACCATGACTTCTTAATCCAACACGACCTTCTGCATCTGCTGATACAGCTGATGAGAATGTAATGGTATCATTAAGTTCACGTCTTGATGCAATTTGCACATCTGCACTACCATTGTCTATAGATGGTCTAACTAAATTAACGAGTGTGTTATAACCAAACTCTAAATCATTTGTAGTTAAAGTAGCTGTTTGTCTAGCACCTGTAAATACTACAATTCTGTCATCACGAACACCACCAAATAAGAACTTACCACCTTTCCATATTCGGTCATCTAATGAGGCAGATAAAGCATCTAGTGAAGCTAATGCTGTTGTAGCTGCGGCTTGGTCAATACCAATACCTGTTCCTGTACCTACACCTGTGGCTTGGAATAATACACCGACTGTATTAGCAACTGCACCAATCAATGTAAAGTCTGTTGTTCCTACTTCTCTGATAGTGTAATACTGACCGATAACAAATGAACCTGCTGTCACATTAAACGCATCATCTAATCCATCTAATGAGGCACCTGTTGATGATAATGTTGATAGATAATCTACATCTGTTTCTGCTTCTGACCATTTTTGTGTTTGGTAGTTATAAATAATCAATGAACGGCTACCAGATACGTTAGCATAATCCCACATCACTACGTTACGCTCAGGGTCAATAGAAGCTGAGATAGAATCAATATCACCAATGTTAGCATTGTTAAAGAAGTAACGATTAACCTTTTCAGCACCGATACGAATCACTTGTTGTCCATCACAAGCATAAAAGCCATCAGCACCTAAGAAATAAGTCACACCTGCATATTGGGTAACAGAGCCACCTTCAATACAACCTACACCTCTTGCAATTACGTCAAAATTAAATATATTTGGGCTACCTACAAATTGCATACGGACTATGGCATTTTCTAATAAGACAATACCAAATTCACCACCAGTAATCCCAGTTATGTCACCACCATCTTCAATGTCCTGAAAATCAGCGAGTGATGCACCTTCACTATCCCAGTAAGCAGGGTCGTTTACGTCAGACCACTGAACTCTGTTAGGATATGTTCCTGCTTCAATATATGCACCAACGACAAAGTCACGAATGATAGTCAAATGTTTAGCAATAGGAGCAATAGAAGTTAATACACGAATATCGCCTGATGTTGTGCCTGAGTTAGTATCTGTGTAAGTAATAGTATTAGCATCAGTTACAGAGATAACATATTCACCATCTGTGCCATCACCACTTGTAATATCTACTTCATATGTTTCACCAGCAGTTAATCCATGTGCTGTAATGGTTGCAGTGACAGTTGTGCCACTTCTGCTGTATGTGCCTGATACAAATGTAGATGATTGATAAAATGCAGTAGAACTACCTAATGTCCATCTTTGAATACGTTGTGTTCCATTACTAGCCAACATATTTTGACCAAATTGAACAAACTGCCAACGACCATCACCAGAATAACCACCTGCTGTTGATACATCATCTAAACTTAAATCAGTATTATCTAGTTTAAATAATTTTGTGCCACCACCTGCAAATACAGTCACAGTTCCACCAAACTTACCTGCAAATACGTTGTTTAGGTTTTCTGATGCTTGTCCTGAATAGTTAGCAGCACTATTAATGTATGAATACCCATTTAATACAGGTACGACATTTAATGCTTCACGAACTGATTTACTGACTGATGGTTGGTCAGGAAGCCACTCGTCAAATAATATGCGTTGTGTAGCCATGCTACCCTTTCATAATAAATGCTAGTGCATAGTAAGGAGGTAAATTAGCGTTGGTAGCAGTTGAACCTGTTGAGTCTGTTGTAAAACTACCTGTTGCATTTCTAACATTAGTTTTAAAAGCCATACCTCGTCCGCCTCCATCATCTCGACCAACGTTATAAAGCGTTGTAAATGTCCCATCGTTAGTCATGTTTACATCTCGTATGCCTGTTACTTCTGATGGTGAGGGAGGTTGTCTTACATATCTAACTGTTTCTAAATAACGTTCTGAAACTGATGCTGTTCCTGTGTGGGTGTGTGCAGGTGTAATTAAATCTTTACTACCGCCAGATTGTGATGCTGTTCCTGTAACACTTGTTTTAGCTACTCCACCATCATCTGCATCTGCTGCAATAACAAATTTGTTTGTTAAATCAGGAGTTCCGTTTGTGCCATCACATAAATACCAACCACTAGGGATTGTAGCAATCGTGCCAGACCACATAATAATACCACCTGTTGGGAAACCACTTCCCCATATTGGTGTGTTGCCTGAACCTTGAGAAACAATCACTTGCCCTGTTGTTCCAGATGCACCATCTAATGTTAAATTACCTGTAACAGCTAATGTACCAGATGATGTAACTGTTCCTGCATTGGTTAATGAATCACCACTAGAACCATCTTGGAAGTTTTTAAGATGGCTCATTACGGCTCTAATAGCATTGTTTATGTTACTTGGGCTACAGCCTTCCGCTATGTTAATGTTTGCTACATCAGTATTATTCGCTGCGGTTGAGGAATATTCAGATATTTTATTTTTAGCCATTTACTATCCTTTTTGTTATTAAACCCATTTACGCCCTGACATCCACCCAACAGCAGTATATCGTTGTCCATAAAGAACAGGCGTTACTCTGTGTTCAAGGTATGATGGAAAGCATACAATAGACCCTTGTTTTAATTTTATTGTATTTTGTTCGTACCCATAATCAGTCAGGTTTTTTATTTCTAAATCACCGCCATGAAAATCATCTCGGTTACTTAACATAGCTACTATGCTAATCTTTCTTTGAATCTCATGTGCATCTGGTGGGCAAGTGTCTATATGCCAATCATAAAAACCTTTTCTATCATATTTGCACATTTGTATTTTTTCCATGTGTGATATGTTGTAGTCCCAACCAGCTTGTTTGTTTGCTTGATAAATATAAGATTGCAAAATACATCCTATTGGAGACATTGGTGATTCCCAATTTAATTTTGTATCTCGAATAGAATTATCTGTTTGGTTTGTTTCTGTTCCTTGCATTATTGTTGCATTTTGTGCATTATCAGAATCAAAATTATTTATAATCAATTCACATAAATCTTTAGGTATTACATTATCATGTATGTAAATTAAGTTATGTAATATATTCATTTATCCCTTACGATACCAATTTTCATTACCAGCAGAAACTTCTGTCCATACTTCTGCACCTGCTGTAACATCTGTCCATGATTCACTTCCAAATGGTGTGTCAGTCCATTCTTCACCTAATATTGTTCCTAATGCTGTGATTGTTCCGTTAGAGTTTATAATTGCATCACCACTAAATGTAGCATTTGCTAAACATTCTGCTAATGCTGTTGCGTTTACTTGACCAACTCCATCATACTCAACACCACCAAGAGCATATACAGTTGCATTACCATCTATACTTGCACTAGAATATATTTCACTAAATCCGTTAGCAGTTACACTGACATTAGAGAAGATAGAACCACTGGCTACTGCTAAAGAGAATCCTTCTGCATCAAATAATGCGTAACCTAATATTTCACCACTATTTGTTCTGATTCGTAAGTAAGATAAAGATGCACTTGCTGTAGCGTTGACTGCACCAGATACTGTACGCAATCTTGTAGCATCTATAGTCACTGCACTAGATGCGTTGATATTACCTACACCATTTAGGATAAGTAATCCGTCTGTAGTAATAGTCGCAGTAGATGATATATCACCA